AGAATCCGCAGGTCGAGCTGAGCGCGACGATCCCGAGCAGGCGTGACCCGTGCGTCCGGGTGCCCGGCGAACGCGCCGGACGAGCTGCCCGACCAGCGGGCCCGGACGGGCGCTCGCAGGCAGGCTCGGCCCGGAGGTATAAGAAAGAGTGGCCTTCGCGGGCGTGATCCCCGCCCCCCCGCGTGAGAGCGGCGTCGGTCCAGCTTCCTAATAGCTGCCTTCTGCTCACCCGAAGACCCGATTTTGAAAAACGCTTGGGGCCCCTCCGGGGCCAAGGGAGAATCCATGATAAAAAGAATAAATGCCCCGAGGGGGTTAAATCCTGACAGCGAGAAGACCGAGTGGAACAGGATCTCGATCAGGAGAGAAAGCGTTCTCGATCTATCTTGGCCGAGGGAAAAATGGACCCGGGAGGTAGGCAAAATAGACTGGCGTGGAGCCATGAGCGCCAAGGTAAATGTACATGAAGAATGAAGGTAAAAGCCTAAATGCACGTTATCACTTAACTATAACGTACATAATACATTAAAAGCACATCACTATGTACGTTTAACGTATTACGTTATTACTTCATAATAAGTTAAACGTACATTATTCATTAATGTATTAATGCATTAGAAGGGGAGGCGGACAGGATAAGTCCCAAACCAACCTGTGGTCGAGTGACCAAGTTGGCCCAGAAGTGTCGGGTAGGTCGTGGGGCGATAGGTCTTATCCCACCAGAAATTTCAGCCTGACCACAATGAATGGTGATAATACGCATCTGCCGAATGGCTCCCTGCGATGGTCTACAATGATTGGGGGGGCCAAGGAGCACCAAGATGCCTACAGAGCGCGAATGGGGAACGATGTCCAGAGAGGTCCAAGAAATCCGCCACGACCTCAGGAACCACAGGATGATTCTCGACTCGACCAGCGAGGACCTGATCCGCCTTCGGGAAGACTTCCAGAAGATGAAGACCCGCATTGCCACTGGCGTGGCGATGGTCGTTGTGGTTGCCGGGATCATCGGCTGGGCCGCGGAGTTATTCTGGCAATCTATTTGACGGATCTGTCAAGTCCGTATATAAATACGCTTGCAGCGATGCAGCCAACGTGTTGTACCGCTGCTTTCTTTTGGGGGAACTGTGTCCAGTATCTCTCAGATACTCCCGCAGCTAAGCCAGTTGCCGAGCGACGAGATGCGCGAGGCGCTGGATATCTTGGATCGGCTGGATGAACTCCGGTCGAGAAAGGGCGCTCGGGAAGAATATCTGAAATTCGTTGAGCTGGTTTGGCCTGCCTTCATTGAAGGCGGCCACCACAAGATCATGTCCGAGGCGTTTGAGAGGATCGTAAAAGGCGACCTGAAGCGGCTGATCATCAACATGCCGCCCCGGCATACCAAGTCCGAGTTCGCCTCCTACATCCTGCCCGCATGGTTTTTGGGCAGGTATCCAGACAAGAAGGTTATTCAAACTGCCCACACAGCAGAGCTGTCTGTGGGCTTCGGCAGAAAGGTCCGGAACCTCGTGGGTTCCGAAGAGTTTCAGAAGGTGTTCCCCGGCGTCTCTCTCCGCTCCGACTCAAAGGCTGCGGGTCGGTGGAACACCAACCATGGCGGGGAATACTTCGCCATCGGTGTGGGCGGTGCCGTCACGGGCAAAGGTGCGGATCTGTTTATCATTGACGATCCCCACTCGGAACAAGAAGCGCAACTCGGAGATGCCTCTGTCTTCGACCGCGTCTACGAGTGGTACACCTCTGGCCCCCGGCAGCGTCTCCAACCCGGCGGGGCCATCTGTCTGGTAATGACAAGATGGTCCCAACGTGATCTGACCGGAAGACTCGTTCAGGCAATGGCCGAGCGGGCAGGGAGCGACGAATGGGAAGTCATCGAGTTCCCCGCGATCCTTGATTCCGGCAGATCTGTTTGGCCCGAATACTGGCCCATCGAGGAGCTGGAAAAAATTCGGGCAGCGATCCCTGCTGCAAAATGGTCGGCGCAGTACCAACAGGACCCCACCGCCGACGAAGCCGCGATCATCAAACGAAGCTGGTGGAGAACGTGGGAGCAAGAAGCTCCCCCGCCCTGCGAGTTCATCATACAGTCTTGGGACACGGCGTTCCTGAAAACACAGCGCGCCGACTACTCAGCCTGTACGACATGGGGTGTATTCACCCACGAGAGTGGTTCTGCCGGAGAAGTGAGGACGAACATCATCCTCCTCAACTCCTTCCAGAAACGCATGGAGTTTCCGGAACTAAAGAAGCGCGCCTACGAGGAGTACCAAGCGTGGCAACCGGATGCCTTTATCGTTGAGGCGAAAGCCGCAGGGAGCCCCCTTATCTTTGAGCTGCGCGCCATGGGCATCCCCGTATCGGAATACACCCCATCTCGCGGCAACGACAAGGTTGCAAGGGTGAACGCCGTGGCAGACATGTTCTCCTCTGGAATTGTCTGGGTGCCGCGCCGCAGGTTTGCAGAAGAAGTGATCGAGCAGTTCGCCGGGTTCCCGGGTGCCGCGGCACATGACGACTTGGTGGACTCATCCACGCAGGCGTTGATCCGATTCAGGCAGGGAGGATTTATCCCCCTGAAGTCTGACGAGGACGATGACTTCGTGCCGCGCAGGGCGGTTCAATACTACTAGGAAGATTTATGGCAATCGAACAACCCATGAGCCCCATAGCCAAATCTCTCATCGATGAGCAGGAAAAGCCCATCGAGGTTGTGGTTATGGATACCGAGCCCGACGACGAAGGCGGGATGCTCATTGATTTCGAGGAGGCAACCACAGAGGTTCCCGACAACATTCCTTTTGACGCGAACCTCGCTGAATACTGCGACGAGCAGTGCCTACAAAAAATGTCGAGCGAGTTGATCTCAAGCTTTCTATCCGACAAAAACTCTCGCGAAGACTGGGAACGAACGTATATCAAGGGGCTGGACCAGTTAGGGCTAAAGATCGAAGACCGTACGACCCCTTGGCCCGGGGCGTGCGGAGTGGTCCACCCCGTGCTGACAGAGGCCGTGGTTCGGTTCCAATCCCAGACGATCAGCGAGATCTTCCCAAACGCAGGGCCCGTTAAAACAAAGATCATCGGGGCAATCAATGCCGAGAAAGAAAAGCAAGCGATCCGCGTCCGCGAGTACATGAACTACCTGATCACTGAAGACATGAACGAGTACCGCTCTGAAACAGAGAAAATGCTCTTCAACCTGCCGCTGGCAGGCAGCGCTTTCAGGAAGGTCTATTGGGATCCAAACTTGGGCCGACCTTGTTCGATGTTCGTTCCCGCAGAAGATCTTGTTGTCTCCTACGGTGCTCCCTCTCTAGAGATGGCCGAGCGGATCACCTATGTGATGAGGATGGGCAAGAACCAGATCCGCAAACTACAGGTTGGCGGCTTCTATCTGGAAGAAGACCTGAGTGCGCCCTACCCGGACCACGGAGACATTCAAGAAAAGTACGACGATCTTACGGGTGACTCTCCCTCGTACACCAACGACGACAGGCACACCCTCCTAGAGGTTCATGCAGACTGGGACCTTACCGGCTTTGAGGACAAGAAAGACGGAAGCCCGACCGGCATTGCGCTGCCATACGTCATTACCATCGACCGAGGGTCCTCAAAGGTTTTGTCTATCCGCAGAAACTGGGACGAAGGCGACAGCCTCAAGGTCAAGAAGCAGCACTTTGTCCACTACGAATACCTGCCCGGCTTGGGCTTCTATGGCTTTGGTTTGATCCATTTGATTGGGGGGATTGCAAAATCAGCAACGTCACTACTCAGACAGCTTGTCGATGCGGGAACCCTGTCCAACCTACCCGGCGGCCTGAAGGCCCGGGGGCTACGGATCAAAGGGGACGACTCCCCGATCATGCCCGGAGAGTTTCGAGATGTCGATGTTCCCGGCGGAGCGATCAGGGACAACATTACCTTCCTTCCGTACAAGGAGCCGTCCAATGTGTTGTACCAGCTTCTGGGGAACATCGTGGAGGAAGGCAGGAGATTCGCGTCTATCACCGACATGAAGGTGGCCGACATGAATCAGAACGCTCCTGTTGGTACAACGCTGGCAATCATCGAGAGGTCGATGAAGGTGATGAATGCAATTCAGGCACGCATTCATTATGCGATGAAGAAAGAGTTCAAAATCCTTTCGGGAATCATTCGTGATTATCTGCCCGAGGACTACGAGTGGGAGGTAGACGGGAACGACGTTGTCAAGGCCGCCGACTTTAGCGAGAAGATCGACGTTATCCCGGTAAACGATCCGAACTCCTCAACCATGGCACAGAGGATCATGCAGTATCAGGCTGCGCTTCAGCTAGCGAGCACGGCACCACAGCTCTACGAGCTGTCTCTTCTCCATCGCCAGATGCTGGACGTGCTTGGTATCCCCGACGCAGACGAGATCGTTCCGACCGAAGAGGACATTGCGGCCCTCGATCCTGTTTCTGAGAACATGAACATCTTGAACGGAGACCCCGTCAAGGCGTACATCTGGCAGGACCATCAGGCCCACATTCAGGTTCACATGTCGGCAGCCGAGGACCCGAAGATCATTCAGATGATCGAGCGTTCTCCGAAGGCGAAGTCAATCGAAGCTTCCCTTTCTTCCCACGTCATGGATCACTTGGGCTTCCTTTATCGGTACAAGCTTGAGAAAGAACTCGGCGCACCGCTTCCGCCGCCCGACGAACCGCTCCCGAAAGACCTTGAGGTCAGGCTTTCCGCCCTTGTTGCCCAAGCGGCAGAGCGCCTGCTCGGCAGGGACGTGGCAGAGGCAGAGCTAGAAGAGCAGATGGAGAAGATGAAGGATCCCGTCATTCAACACCAAGAGCGAGAGCTGGAACTCAAGAAGACCCAGATCGAAGAGAGGTCCAAGTCGGACGCCGCCAAGATCGCAGCCGACCTTGAGAAGGCAAAGATGCGTAACGAGATTGAGAGGGAGAGGATCAACACCCAACAGGAAACCGCAAAGATCAAGTCCACCATGGACATGGTCAGCGAGCTTACAAAGATAGAGACAGACAACGCTGCGGAATCCAAAAGGTTGAGCGCCAAGGAGCGCGACCGTACCGCCCGGGATGCCGCAGAGGGAGCACGCACCGCGACAAAGTTTGTCGAGGTTGCGGCAAAGTTAGTCAAGGAATCGTCAGGAGATAAGTAAGTGGCAAAGAGCTGGAGCGAAGCCTACAAGGACGCGCTTCGTTCGATAATGAACGACAAGGCTGATGACGTTGCCACGGGTTCCGCACAGGATTTTGCAGATTATAGATACATGGTTGGTGTCATCGAGGGGCTAGCCCTAGCAGAGAGAGAGTTCCTCGACATCATTGAAAGAATTGAACGATCACAGGACGGGACGTAGTTAGCCATGGCTATCTCGCGATCTCAAATGCAGAAAGAGCTGAAAGGAAACAGGATGGCGACCAAGGATAAGAAGCGAAGAAGTCGGGCCACCCCGAGCCAGCGCAGGGCGGCCAATAAGCCCGAGAAAGAACCCAGCCCTCCCGGGAGTGTGCGAGCGCGAGTCCGTGCCGCCGAGTTAG